CCTATACCTACGTCTCCGCTTTGAGTTATACGCATTCTCTCGTTACGAGTATTTGAACCCGTACAAAAAGAAACACCGTCATAGCCATTAACAGAGATACCGTCTGGGCTTGTCCCTCCTCCGTTATGGTCGTAGGCTAAAATTGATGCGTTGTAATTATAAAAACCTTCTCTAAAAAATATACCCGTCTCGTTTCCAGCATTAAATGCGTCAATTAAAACAGACCCTTCAACGTGAAGTTTTTTAGCAGGACTAGTAGTCCCAATACCTACGTTACCGTCGTTGTAAAATAAATTATTAGAGTCACGCTGAAAATGATAATCAGCTCCTAGAAAATGTGGTGTGCCGTCGGGGTCGCTTTTTAAATACGCAGTTACAATATATCTATGATTATAAGTACCTGTATGAGTGTCAAATAACTTTACATTGCTTCCATCTACCCCAACCTGTGGGTGATTTGAATCGCTACCTGAACGACTTACAAACCTAGAAATCCACTGTGTATTATCTCTGTCATACCACACTATATACTTAGCTCCTGAATTAGTACCCGTGCCGTCTGTAGTGGTTTGTATAACATAGTGATAAGAAGTATTTAGGTCTATGTCGTGCTCGTCATTAAGCTTTATGACAGTACCGTTAACAATACCTGCACCTGAAACACTCGCTATGCTTGTAAAGTGTATTTTCCCACCAGCTTTTAGGCTACCTGCTTCATTAACCTCTAATTTGTTAGATGGGTTTGAAGTCCCAATACCTGCGTTACCTGTGTTTTTTATTTTTAGTAGAGGCTGGAACGAGTCACCTAAAACGTCGAAGTCGTATGTACCGACTAAAATATCCCCATAATTTGGGTTAGAGTTAAAATCGCCTATATTTATACCTTTAGTTTCGGTAGATAACCAAGAACCGCCACTATTTCTAAACTGAATTTTATCTGAACTCCCCGAGCCTTCGAGATTAATTGTAGTTGATGTTCCGTCACCAATTCGGATATAGTGGTCGTTAACGTGTAAACCTCTTGCTGGACTAGTAGTCCCGATACCTACGTTGCCACCATTTAAATACGAAACAGCATTTGGTCTACTGTCTAGCCTAACAATGTTTGCGTTGTATTGGTCTTTTAATGCAAAGTCCGCACCAGTAGCTGTTGGGTTTAGGTATGCAGTCTCTAAATTAGAAAGTTGCCACCCTTGTATACCATCTACATCTAAACGCCTAGAAGGACTAGTAGTTCCAATACCTACGTTACCTCCACCCTGTATAACCGCTCTATCTGTGTCATTAGTTCTAAATAAAATATCTCTAGATGCGTCGTGCCTAGACGATAGAACTAGGTGACCGTAGCTATTAAACGGATATGCCCCGCCGTCCCTTGTCGTGATAATAGAGCTAGAGTTTGAAGAAGGCGAAGGGTAGGAATTAACCCTCCCAGCTATAGCTATATTCGTATCTGTGGATTTACTATGCGAAATATAATCTCCTCCCTCAAAAATAGCAGAAGCACCCGACGAGCTGCTAACATAAACCGACCCCCTACCGTTTGTATCAGAGTCTACAACCTGCAAAGCATAGCGAGAAGCTCCTCTAGCGTCGTTACCGTCAATTCTAACTACGCTATCAGTAGAGCCGTTAGATTTTACATTTAACTTAGAGCTAGTAGGGCTACTAGTTCCTATGCCTACGTCGCCGTAAGCGTCTATAACCATATTGGTTACTCCGTTGTTATTGAACCAATGGCTAGTAGCGTCTGTCTGTATTGTAGCCCAAGTGTTCGGAGTAGCACCTATATACAGGTTTTTAGTATTGTCGGCTGTTGGTCTTAAGTAGCTATAGCCTCTGTCGAACTGTATTCCATAGCCTGTAACTTCTGTGTAACTTCCGTCGCTAAAGAAGGTCTTTATATTCGAGTTAATAGTACCGTCCCCAACCGTTAGCTGTGCGTTTGGTGTCGGCGTACCAATACCAACCTGACCAGCATTGTCTATTCTAACAGCTTCAGAACCATTAGGCGCAAATTTTATAGCTGAAGGAAATGAGGTTTGGTTATTTGAGAAGGTAGAAAAGGTTAATTGAGCCTCTGAAACCGACTGCTGTACGTAGTTAGTATAACCCGCTCCTGACTTTTGCTTTATAGTTCCTATAACCTCTAGCCTCTGAGTCGGCGAGGTAGTCCCCATACCGACCCTACCGCTAGAATCCACTCTAAAGCTCTCCGACCCTGTAGTAAAAAATGACACGTTACCACTAGAGCCAGGCTTTAACTGAATGTCAGAAATAAGAGAAGTCCCACCCTGACCTACCTCGATATTAGCAGAGCTATTTAGCCCTATTATGTTACGCAAATAGTTTCCGTCGTCTGACTTTATATAAGCTCCTTTTGGAACTGTTAAAGCTACGCCCGACTGTGTGTCTACTCCCGAGGAAACAGTACCCGAGGTAGTCTCTACTGCTCCTTCTACGTTTAGGTTAGTGATTACTTTATTAGCCATTATTTAAAGGGGGTTTTAGGGCGACCGAAGCCGCCCGAATTATTAAGCTCTTAGACCGTGTGAGACAATTTTCCAATCTCCAGCTGGTAGGTATATATCCATTTCGCCTGTACCGCCGTTATATACTACGCTAGTATGCACTTCTATATAGTCTGCACCGCTTTGCTCATATACGCTAATTTGAGGGGTGAACGTAGGGAAGTCCTGACCCACAACGCCGCCCTGTAGGTTATAAGTTCCACCTCCCCAAGAACTAACTACGTGCTCAGCTAAAACAAACTGAGTTTTTATGTCTATTCTATTAGATGCGTCTACGTAAGTAGCAGAAACCCCATCGTGTGAGCCGTTAGTAAGTAACGGAGCTGCGTAGTCCTGAACCTGCTCCTGAGAGAGCTGAGTGTTCGTATTTGTAGCGCTAATAGTCGTGCCTGAGATAGTCAAGTTAGACCCTGCTGTTAACCATGCGAAAGCGTTGGCTGAGTCGTCCCAGAATGCTATTCTATCTGCGTTAGGGTCGCTAAGGTTTTGGAATCCTAAATGACTTAACGAAACCGTGTCTGCTGCTACAGAAATACCCGTACCAGCTCCGACGTTTAAGGTAACAGAGCCTGAAGTTCCGCCACCCGTCAAACCGTTACCAGCTGTAACCCCTGTAATGTCTCCTACGTTGTTAGTGTACTCGTTAGAGAGTGGGATATTGTGGTAGTTTACACCGTCGTTAGTGAACTCCCAGCGGTCGGTAGTTTCGTTCCAACGTACTAAGCTGTTTTGAGCAGTTCCACGCTCTACCTCTATACCTGCATTTTCTGTAGGTGTGCCCGTTACGTCGTGGTTTAATACTACGATATTATCGCTAACAGTTAAGTTTTGAGTGTTAACAGTTGTAGTAGTCCCGTTTACAGTTAGGTTACCGTTAAAAATTGCGTCGTCCGAGAAGGTCTTAGCTCCTGCGATTGTCTGAGCGCCTGAAGTGCGTACTACAGTGCCGTCTACTTTTAGCCCTGAGGCCTCTTGAGTCAAACCGTCGCCACCTGCTACAGAGAACGTAGTACCCGTAAGGGCAATACCATTACCTGCCGAGTAAGTAGTCCCTGAAGCTAGGTCGTCCCATGAAGTACCGTTATAAGCTTTAGCTACCCCATTGTGGCTAACTATCTGACCGACGACAGGAGAGCTAGGTAGGGTCGCTACTGTTTGGAGAGCTGCGTTCTGTAGCTCGTTCTGATTTATATCTAAATCCGTTACAAATTTAATAGCCATTTCTTACTATTTTTTAGTTAAAATATGCGTCTCCTTTAAACGGAGCACTAAAGGTTAAAGTTACGTTATTTGCGTCTACGTAGGAAACCTCCCCTACTACCACGCTACCCGCTGAGTCTACTACAGTTACAGAGGGGCGTTTATTAAGTCCGTGGTACACGTTCCAGATGTTAGTAGCTGTCACCTGCTTAAATACGTACTCCTTATCCTGTCTTATTGTGGTAGTAGTTCCGTTTGCTAGTAGGAAGTCGTTAGCCGTTCCTGTTGGTGTCTTAAAACCCGAAGCCTCTAGGTCTACTGTAGACTTAACCTCGGTGTCTGAGATACTTAACGGCGTAGCGTTTCCTAGACCGTCCGTAACGGTTTTCTTAGCAGAGGTTAGCTCTGCGTTGTCGTCTAGTTTAAGGAGTCCGTCGTAGGAGTCCTTTATTTGCTTTCCTGTTAAAGTAGCCATTTATTATATATTCCACCCCCCGAAATTAGTTCTACGGTTTGGGCTCATTTCCTCCTTATTGTTTGTAAGGTATTCAGGGAAAAGGTCGGGGTAGTTTACTAAGTAGTCTACCATTCTAGTAGCGTAGTGCTGAGCGGTGTCTCTAGCCGCTTCTGTCATAGCGTTAATGTCTGAGCGATTAACTACCTCAGCGTTCTCAGCCGTTGACTTAAATACACCTTTATTATTAATGCTGTACATAGCAAAAGGAAGGTATTCTAGCAGTGCGTACTGAGCTAGTGTAGGCTTAATATAGGTAGATACCAGCGTAGCGTAATTACCCGACAAACTGTTAGCCAAAATGTCAGACTGTAGCTTATTGTATAGGCGAGTTCCTAGTAGCCCCTGAATGTGTATATCCTGAGCTATTTCCACGTATTGAACCAACCTATCGAAATCTAGGTTACCCGAAATAGGCGTGTGCCTTACTAGGTCTTTATGGTCTATAAATAGTGCTTTCATTGTATTTATTACTTTTTCTTTTTACCTTTTCCGCCTCTATAGTTAGGGTGGTGTCCTTTGTCGGCTCTGTCTATTTGCGCCTCTGCTACTCGTCGGTCGTTCTTAAAGCGTCCGCTATTTGGGTTGAAGTGCTTCTTACGTGCTTCCGCAATAGTAGCCTTTTTAACCCCATTCATAGCTCCACCTCCCCACGGAGTACCGTCTAGTTTCTCTCTCTTAATGTAAATACGTCGCTCCCATTTGTGGTGACAATTTACACCTCCTTTATGCNTCCATACAGAGTACGGTTGTTTATTGTGACCTAGCTCAGAGTTTACTCCGTCCTTTTGCATTTGTAGAATATCCTCCTTACGGTATAGTCGTTTAGCCGACTCCATAGCCACGCAAAATCTACGCTGCTTTTTGCCTGTGTTAGAGCTTCCGTGTTTACGTGAACCCTGCACATAGGCGTAGCGTACCTTTACCCATTTATTGTCCTGTACAGACTTCTTAAAGCGCTTGTCAGCTGGTGCGTAACCTGACAGCGAAAGCTCGACCTGCTCGTTAAGCATACTCCCAATCTTCGCCCTCTAGTTCGCCCTCGTCTATTGTAGCATGGACTAACTCGTAGCCCTCCATTAAGTCCTCCTCAGTTTCACCTTTTTTAGCGAGGTAGGTGAGCCACTCTAGCTGCTCCTCGGGGTTAAAATTTACGGATAAATTCTGCTCCTTTTGGTCTTCCTCGTTTGCTTCAGGCGCTTCGATTTCCTCCTCGGGTTTCTCTACTACTTCCTCTTTCGTGTCTGCCTCCTGATTCTCCTCAGAGAACTCGATAGGCTGAGACGTTACGAACATGAGAGCGGGTACTTCTCCGTTTACCTCTAAAATATCCTCTATGTGGTCTAGAAGCTCGTCCTGATAGTTGAAAATTACGGTAGAGTTAAATAGCTGCGAAGCTGTTAGGATTTCGTCAGCGTTAGAGCTAAATCCGTTCTTAGAGTCTTTGATACCCAACAAAAGCGGAGAGGTTACTCGGTGTCCTACTAGGATTTTATGAGCTGCCTCAGCTGCTAGGTATTCGTAGTGGCTAGGAGCGTCATTTAAGCTAATGTCCTCTACGGTTGTTTTAGACTCAGCGTCCTCGTTAAAGGCTACAATAACCTTCTGTCCTCTAGCTCCTGTTAGCTTAGCTTTTACGTCTCTAGTAATTAGGTCTCGCTCCTCTGCGCTTGGTACTCCGTTATTAAAGTTTATAACCTTTGTGCCGCTGAAACCGTTTCTAGTGTCGTTAAGTAGGTAGTCCGAAATTTCAGACTCTAGCTCAGCGTAAGGAAGTGCACCGCTGTAGTCTACAGGAGAAAAGTAAGAATAACCAGCTACGTATGGCTTTACAATCATTAACTCTACAGACTCTTTAGAGTTGCCGAATGTAGGAATCCTTTTCAGTACGTCTGTGCGCTTGTACTCTGCCCAATTAGGGTGGTAGTAGTATGCTTCAATTATACCGTCCTCGTTCATCTTCTCAGGTCTGAGAGTGTGTATAGGGAAGTGCTTAATTTTAGCTACCTTTCTGTTGCCTCCTTCACGGTCATAAATAACCTGCATAGCAGCCTGTCCTAACATTTTGCGCTCTAGGACTATTTTTCTGAGGCAGCGGTGACCGATTACGTCACGCAAAGCCTTAACCTCGTCTGAGTCAATTTCTAGCCCCTCGATTGAGATACCCTTCCCGTAAATAAGGTCTGCAATACCTTTTATAGAGGCGTTGTTTGTAGCCGAGTCTAAGTAGGCGTCTATGAGGACTTGGTAGTAGTTATTGTCTTCGCCATACTGTACGAAGTCTTTAGTCTTCTCCTCTATCGCCTTCGGTCGGTGAACCTCAGACAGATTCATAATAGATAAATTCATTAGTCTAGAATTGTAAAGTTATTAGGCACGTAGTACGTGTCGTATTCGTTGTTATTTACGCTGTAATCGCTTAACTCCTGTGAGGTGGTAACTAACTTNCCCTTATATACAGTAACGCCGTTAGAAACGCCCTCAATGAAGTATTGAGTTTCGTCCTGCATTAGCTCACTCACTCCCTCNCCGTAAAGGTCTAGCGTTAGCGTTTGGTAGTAGCCGTTATCCGTTACTAAGCTATCACCTACAGGCGTGTCGATACTCCCTAGGCTGTCGTCGTTTCCTTCCTGAGTAATAACCCAAGAAATAGACGCAGTTTCCGCTAGTGTTCCGTCTAGGTTGACGTTCACCTGTAGTTGCTGGGGAGTGGTCGCCGCTATGTTAACGTAGTTCATATAAAACCCTTTTCTTAAAAACAAGAAAACACCCCGAAGGGTGCTCTCTCAATCAAACTAAAACAAAACACTATCAAATAGTACGTTTAACCGTTATAACAGCTCCTATGAGCTTATTTCGGTCTCGGTAGTCTCTAGCCTCCTCGATAGTGTCAAAGGTGGCAGAGAAACCGTCAGGCGTTGTTAAGATATAAAACACTGTTCTACTAGGTTTAAGTTAAATAAGTCGTTTAGGTCGTAGCTAATGTCAAAACAGGCTCTAGGTGTAATGAATCCGTAGACCTCCTCAAAGTCTTTTACAATAGCGTTAAATAAGTCCTGAGTTAGTTCCTGTACGTTGTACTTGTTAGAGATTTCTATTTCAGTATTAGCTACCTCGTTCTCGAACTCTGCTCTAGCCTCGTCCATGTACTCGCTGTGTGCTTCGTAGTCGTCTAGGAATGAGTGAAAGTAGTCGTCGTCGTTTAAGATTTCCAGCGCTAACATTTCGATAGCTGAATTAGTCGCTCCCTTTGCTTGGTATGCTTTCCAAATTTGCTGTGCTGCGTTCATAGTGGTTTTATTAAAAACAGTTTATTTAGTTTTATTTTTTTTTAGCGGCTCGTTGTGATGAAGCCCTCTAGAAATC